ATTTAGTGTTCCTAATTGTCCATTTAAGAAATTAGAAAGTTGGATGTGATAGAAGTGAAAATAGAAGATATAAAAAAAGAATTAGTTTTTAAATTAAAGATAGCAAGTAAAAGATTAAAAGAAGCAAAAGAAGAATATTATAGACTTGGTAAAGAAAATAAGCCAGTTGCTGAGGGATTAACTTATGCAGCAGTCCGATATTATGAGGGTGAAGTGAGTTCTTATAAGTATACCTTAAAGCTATTAGGAAAAGGTGATTAATATGAGGGAGAACAGTTATACGGTAGAAGAGGCAGCTAACAAAATGGGCTGTACTTTACAAGCGGTTAGAGAACAAATTAAGGCGGGAAAAATAGCTGGATGTAATTGTATAAGAAAAGGTAAAAACTGGACTTACTATATCCCAAAACTAGCACTAGATAATTACTTAAAAGGTGTTAATGGAGTAGATATAGAAAGTATAAAAGAGGCAGTAAAAATAGCTTTTAAAGAAGTAATTGAAGAAATGGCAGAAAAAGAAATAGAAAGGAAGTTAGCACAATGAAGAAATTAGCAATAGTTTTAGCAGCAATACTGGCTATAAACAAAAGAAAAACATCTGTTGACAGCGGTCAAACTAAAACAGATGTTAACAAAAAATAGGGCAGGTATTACTCTACTTACCCTTGATTTTACTACAAATATTAAAAAATATCAAGGAGGAAATTATGTCAGATAATAAAAATTTATGGATAGAAACAATTAATCTTTTAGAAAAGAATGGCAGAACTTGGGAAGATGTGACAGATGTATTTGTTACTGGAAAATATAACATAGGAAAAGAAAGATTTTATAAATTAGCTTCATCTGCCAATTATAAAGAAGGTAGCGATGAAATAAATGCAGAATTAGTGATAAAGGGAAAGGATTTTGTTATAGATGTAACTGATTATGATTGTTATCTAACTTATCTACATTTTACAGATTTAAAAGTTCCTGAAATAGCAGCAGATGAACCTAAACTTTTTAGAATGTTTAATCACGGATATGTTGGAGATTAAGGAGTTGGTACAGATGTTAAAAGCAAAATTTGTAGACAAAATTTTGGAAGTTATGCAAGAAGAGGCAGACAGAATTTGGATAGATGACAAAGAAGTAACAGTTTATTTTAAAGATAGCAAAGATGTAGATGGTAATGCCGAAATACTTAAACATATCTATACTCTACAACTTAATAAGGTTGTTGGAGAATACAGAATAAGAATAGATTACGAGTTTAAAAATATAGAAATTCATAGAGGAACTAAGTTTGTATGTTTAAGAAACTTTAAGAGTTGTGATAATAAAATTTGGACTTCTATTCTGGAAGAAATTGAAAAAGATAAGGTGAAAATGGGGGAAAAATAATATGTTTAGTTTACCAAAGAAAAAAGAAATAAGAGTAGGTGGAAGAACTACAGAAGTTATAAGAGTTAGAAATTCTACTCTTGAATATGTAGATGAAATGGTTGAAGAAAGTGGTTTATCAAGACAAGAAATTATAGATAGAGCAGTTAGGTATGCTTATAACGATTTAGAATGGGAGGAAGAATAATGAAATTATATGAAATAACAAGTGAAATGAGAGCTTTAGATGAATTGTTTTTAAGTTGTATAGATGAAGAAACTGGAGAAGTAAAAGATGATGGGGTAATTGATATTTTAGAACAAGAACTAAAACTACAATTACAAACAAAAGGAGCTGGAATAATCAAATCTTTTAAAAACTCTGAAGCAATGTTAAATGGAGTTGATGAAGAAATAAAAAGACTTCAAGCTTTAAAAAAATCTATTTCTAATCAAATAAATAGTAGAAAAGAATACATAGTTAGAAATATGGAAATGATGGGAATTACTAAAATAGAAACTGAACTTGGAAATCTAAGTTTAAGAAAATCAAAATCTGTAAACATTTATGATGAAAGCTTAATAGATAAGAAATTTATTGAGATAGAAACAAAAGAAAAAATCTCAAAAACTGAAATAAAAAAAGCTATTGAAGCTGGAGAAAATGTTCAAGGTGCAAATATAGTAGAAAAGAATAGTTTAAACATAAAATAAGGAGAATAAATGAATAAGATAATTTTTATAGATACAGAAACAGGTGGAGTTAATCCAGAAAAAGCTGCACTAATACAACTTTCAGGAATAATAAGAATTGATAAAAAAGATGTAGAAAAATTTAATTTTTACATAAAACCTTTTGAAAATTCAGAAGTAACTGAAAAAGCTTTGGAAGTTCAAGGAAGAACATTAGAGGAATTAAAAACAGAAAAATACATTGAAGAAAAAGAAGTTTATAAACAATTTGTAAATCTTCTTGATAAATATATAGATAAGTATGATAGAACAGATAAATTTGTTGTTGCTGGATATAATGTAAGGTTTGATGTTGATATATTAAAAGCCTTTTTTCAAAGACATGGTAATAATTTCTTATTTAGTTATTTAGATTCTTCTATGTTAGATCCTTTGTACTCAATTAGATTATTACAAATAGCTGAAGTATTACCAGTTCTAGAAAATAATAAACTTGAAACTTGGTGTAAACATTTTGGAATTGAGTTAAAAGCTCATGACAGTTTAGAAGATATAGAAGCAACAAAGAAACTTATAGGAAAATTAATTTCGTTAATTAGGAAGTGATAAATATGGCAAATATGATAATGATTCTTGGAGAAAGTGGAACAGGAAAGTCTACAAGCATTGAAAACTTAAACGAAAAAGAAACTTTTATTATTCAAGCTGTTGATAAACCCTTACCTTTCAAAGGATTTAAAAAAAGATATTCTTTAAGAAGTAAAGAAAATCCAAAAGGAAATAGATTTATAAGTGATAGACCCGAGGTAATTATAAAAATTCTTAGCACTTTAAATAAAGAGAATGAAATCAAAAATATTATCATAGATGATTCTCAATATATCATGGCAAATGAATTTATGAGAAGAGCAAAAGAAAAAGGTTATGAAAAATTCACTGAAATTGGTCAAAATTTTTATAACTTAGTTGATAAAGCTAATTCTATGAGAGATGACATAAATGTAATTTTTTTACAACATATAGAAGTTACAGATGATGGAAGAAAAAAAGCAAAGACTATAGGCAAGTTGATTGATGATAAGGTTGGTTTGGAAGGTAGATTTACTATAGTTTTAACAACAGAAATTGAAGATGGAGTTTATTATTTTAGAACTCAAAACAATGGTAATGATACTTGTAAAAGTCCAAAAGGAATGTTTGATGAATTAAGGATTCCTAATGACTTAAGTTATGTAATACAAAAATCAAATGAATATTTTAATTAATAATAGGAGGAAATAAAAATGAGTATGAATTTATGGACAGAAAATGAAGAAGATTTAAGAGAGGAAACAAGAGAACAAAGTACATCTGTAAATAAGAGTGGAGTTTATAACTGTACTATTGAGGAAGCATTAATAATAAGTGGTAAAAATGGTTCTCAATCTAAAGGACTTAAATTAGTTTTGAAAACAGATGAAGAACAATACTTTTATCCAGTAGAGTTTTTTATAAAAGCTGATGGAACTGAAAATGAATATGCTAGAAAGAAATTAAATAAATTAACTTATTTATGTAAGTTAAAAAATAAGGACCTAGTTCCAATAGAAAGTCCAAACAAAGTTTTTATTCCTGCCCTTGCAGATAAAAAAATTGGTGTAATAGTAGAAGTTAGTTTAAATGGAGATTTTTTAAGATATAACATCATTGGATATTATGATATTCAAAGTAAAAAAACAGCTGATGAAATTCAAAACAAAAAGAATCCAGAAATATATGAAAGATTTAAAAAGAAATTTGAAAATGCTGCTTCTGTTGAAAGACCAAATAATTATCATATTGAAGAAAAAACAGAAGAAAAGAACGAGGATTTACCTGAAGAATTTCCGTTCTAATGGAGGGAAATTATGAAAATAAAACATTATGGAAATGAGGCTAGACTGGATTATTGTCCAGTCTGCCAAAAAGTTAAAAAGGATAATCCTTGCTTTTCTGTAAATGTAAATACTGGAAAATATATGTGTCATGCTACTGGGAAAAGTGGACATATAAGTGAATTTCCAGAGATACAAAAAGAGTTAAACATTAGTGGAATAGAAGAAAAAACAGAAGAAAAGATAATCTATGATTTTTCTTCTTTAATATATAACTCAAAAAAATTAAATAAAAAATGGCTTGAATATCTAAAAAGTAGAGGTATAGAAAACGAAGATAACATTAATAGACTTTATAGAATGGGTACTCATGAAAGTATGATGATACCTGTTACTAATGGAGAAACAGTTGTTGGAGTTAAATACAGAAGTTTAGATAAAAAGCTATGGAGTGAGAAAGGTAGTTGCTTAGACTATCTTTTAA